CAATAAAATTATAGAATTTGATGGAATATATTGGCATAAAAACGATATAAAAGATGTTGCTAGAGATGAATATCTTATGGAAAGCGGATTTGAAATTTTTAGGGTTAAAGAAGAAGATTATTATAATTTTCCGGATAGGGTATTAAAAGAATGTATGGACTTCCTGAAACAGTAGTTCTTAATAACTTCAATTATAAGATAAAATCTCCTGAAGGGTATGTGCCTTTTCTTGGCGTAAACAAGATTAAAAAAGATCGATATATTCATTTAAAATTTTCCAATGGAGTTGAAATTAAATGTTCGGAAGATCATCCATTTGATACCATAGATGGAATTATTGCGGCAAAGATACTAGACAAAAAAACAGAAGTCAAGACAGAAACTTCTGGGTGTTTTGTTATTTCTAAAAGAAACATTAAACGAAAAATTGATCTATATGATATTGTAAATTCCGGAACTCAGCATCTATATTATTCTAATGGAATAGTAAGTCACAATTGTCATTTCCTTGGATCATCTAATACCCTTATAGACGCCAAGAAACTTCAACAATTAACATGGAAAGAACCTCTTCATAAATTTGAAGATCTTGCCATTTATGAAGAACCTATTCCCGGTCATAGATATTTTATGACAGTAGACGTTTCTAGAGGGGTTTCAATCGATTATTCTGCATTTGTTGTATTTGATGTTACTAATATTCCATATAGAGTTGTAGCAAAATATAGAAATAATGAAATTGCTCCTCTATTATATCCAAATATTATTTGGAGAGCCGGTAAACATTATAATGAAGCATTAGTTTTGATCGAAATTAATGATAACGGTCAACAAATTTCAGATATTTTATTCTATGATCTAGAATATGAAGGGGTTGTTCTAACTCAAGTCAAAGGTCGTGCAGGAGTTAGTATGGGTGGAACTCATAAGGTTCGTCCAATTCGAGGAATTAGGCAGACTAAACAAACCAAAAGAATAGGATGCGCCAACCTCAAAAATATTATCGAATCTGATAAATTAGTCTTTCATGATTATGATATCATTTATGAACTTTTTAGATTTATTGAAAATAGATCATCTTATGAAGCCGAACAAGGTGAGCATGATGATCTTGTGATGTGTCTTGTTATGTTTGGGTGGGCAGTTGCTCAGAAATATTTTATTGGACAGACTGAAACCGATGTTAGATCAGATCTATGGGAAGAAAATAAAGATTTGATTGAGCAATCCGTAACGCCTTTTGGGATTTTAACCGATAATTGGAATATGCCAAATGAATCTGTAGGATCTATCGATTCATTCTATAATATGGATTTTCATCCTGATGGATATTATCAAGACGAGTATGAAAATCCTGCTATAGGATTGACTGGTCATAGATTTTAAAAAGTCAGAAATTATAAATATAAACATAAATCCGATTTATTAAGCAATAGGAGTTTTATATGATTCAAGTAAGTCCCGGCGTAAATGTAAGCGAATTTGATGCTAGCACGGTAATTCCGGCAGTATCAACCTCTGTTGGTGCCGTTGCTGGTGTTTTTCAGTGGGGGCCTGCTTATCAGCGCACTCTGATCAATTCAGAAACTCAGTTAGTTCAAAAGTTTGGTAAACCAAATGCCAACAACTACGAGACATTCTTTACTGCAGCCAACTTCTTGGCTTATGGCAATGCTCTATATGTTGTTCGTGCATATGATTCATCTGCGTTAAATGCCGTTGCAAATACAACTGGCGCAGCAACTGCACCTCAGCTTGATAACTATCAAGATTTCTCAAATACTACGCTTGATGCCAACATTTCATATGTTGCTAGATATGCTGGTAGTCTTGGTAATTCAATTAAGATTTCAGTTTGTGATAGTGCTGCTGTATATTCATCAAATCTTGTTGCAAATTCTGCTGTAATCAACTTCACAGTTGGCTCAAATGTTGCTGTGGTAAATGCATCTTCTGTCACTCAGGGGTCTGGTAACACTGCAGCAAATTCCGTTGTTAATTCATTAACTGTTGGCGATTGGATTAAAGTTGGTAATTCTCAGATAGGATATCAGTTCCTTCAGGTTACTGGGTTCACAAATCCTGTTGGAGCAGAATCTTCAAGTAACGGCAATTATTATTCAAATGGTTCTACAGTTTCTTTTGCAACAAATTATAATCTTTCAACAAACATTTCAGCATCAAGCAATACAACTCAGCGTTACTGGGAATATTATAATGCTGTAACCAGAGCACCTTCTACAACAACTTCGACTTCTGCTTTGGGACTCACAACTCAAGACGAAATCCATGTAGTTGTTGCTGATAAGTATGGCGCTTTCACCGGAACACCAAATCAGATTCTGGAAACTTGGCCATCAATGTCTCGTGCAACTGATGCCAAAACTACACAGGGCGCAACCAATTTCTACAAGAATGTAATAAATCTTGGTTCAAATTTCATCTATGCTAGTGGTACATTTGTAAGAACTGGTACAACCGTTGGTCTGGCTAATGCTATTGCCAACTCTACAACTACAACACCACTTACTGCAGTTATGGTAAGCGGCGCAGATGGTTCAAATGAATCTAGCATTGCTTTAGGTCCAATTGCTCAGGCATATGATCTTTATAAAACTAAAGCTGATGTTGACATTTCTCTTCTGCTTCAGGGTAAAGCAATTGGTTCTACTACATTTGGTAACGCCGGTCTAGCTAACTACATTATCGGCAACATTTCATCTGCTCGTAAAGATTGCGTAGCATTTATTTCACCTGACAGTGGAATTATTCAATCTACGCTTACTTCTGGCGATTATGCTCAGTATGCAGTTAATTTTGCAACTCAGGGTATCACCTATGCAAGTTCATATGCTGTAATGGACGGCAACTACAAGTATCAATACGACAAGTATAATGATACATATCATTGGGTTCCATTGAATGGCGATATCGCAGGTCTTTGTGCTGGTACAGATTATACCAACGATCCTTGGTGGTCTCCTGCTGGATTTAATCGTGGTCAGATTAAGAACGTTACTAAACTTGCTTATAATCCAAATCAAGCACAGCGTGATCTTCTATACATTAACTATATTAATCCTGTAGCAACTTTCCAGAGTCAGGGGACTGTTCTATATGGTGATAAAACTATGATTGGTCATCCATCAGCATTCGATCACATCAATGTCCGTAGACTGTTTATTGTTCTAGAAAAGGCAATTTCCATTGCTGCACAGCAAAGTCTTTTTGAATTCAATGATACCTTTACTCGTTCACAATTTGTTAATATGGTAACTCCATATCTCAGACAGATTCAAGGGCGTCGTGGTATCTATGATTTCAGAGTTGTTTGCGATAAAACAAATAATACCGAAGCTGTTATTGACGGAAATCAGTTTGTTGGTGACATCTATATTCAGCCAGCCAGATCAATCAATTACATAACTCTAAATTTTGTGGCGGTTCGTACCGGAGTAGATTTCAACACAATCGTTGGTACATTTGGCGGTTAATAAGAAAATATAAGGAGCAATACAATGGCTTTCAGTATCACCGATATTCTATCAAACTTTCAATTCGAGGGTGCGCGTCCTACATTATTCAATGTATCGATTACCATTCCTCAAGACAATACCACAAGCCAGCTAACTCAGTTTCTGGTAAGTTCAACATCTATTCCTGCATCAGATCTTGGAAACATTGCAGTTCCATATTTTGGTCGTATTGTAAATTTTGCTGGTGATAGAACATATCAACCATGGAATGTTACAATTATGAACGATGAGAACTTTGCAGTTCGTAACGCTCTTGAAACATGGTCCAATCTTATTAATAAGAGAGAGCTAAACACTCGCGATCCATCTGTTGCTTCTCAGGGCTATAAATCAACTGCTATTGTGACTCAACTTGCAAAAACTGGCGAAGCCCTTAGAGCATATAAGTTCAATGGACTTTATCCAACATCAATTCAGCCAATTCGGTTGGATTGGAATGCAGTTAATGTGTTTGAATCATTCGATGTTCAGTTCACATATGATTGGTGGGAAATTTCAACTAGTGGTGATGCGGGAACTACTGGTGATGCGGGCGGATTGAATTAAGTGATATAAATACATTATATTATGGATTAAAGGAGTGCCGCTTTGGAATTATTTGGATGGGAAATTGCTAAGAAGAAAGATGATTTAGATCTTTCTTCTTTTGCGCCTAAGGAAACAGATGATGGTGCTATGGTTGTCACTGCTGGTGGCACCTATGGCACTTATTTGGACATGGAAGGTTCTGCTAAGACTGAAGCAGAATTGGTTGTCAAATATAGAGAAATGGCACTCCAGCCAGAGTGTGAAAAGGCAGTTGATGAAGTAACAAATGAAGCCATCGTTAAAGAAGGCAATGATAAAATTGTTACTTTAAATCTAGATGATATTAAGTCTTTAAACGATAAAATCAAGAAAATCGTTCAAGACGAATTTGATGGGGTCACTCAGCTTCTTAATTTCAATAACTATGGATATGAAATTTTCCGTAGATGGTATGTAGATGGAAGACTCTACTATCATGTTATGATTGATGAGAATAATCCAGAACAAGGCATTCAGGAACTTCGTTATATAGATCCCCGCAAAATTCGTAAGGTAAGATTACTTACTCGTGAACGTAAGGGTCAGGTTTATATCAACAGGAACACTGCCGAGTTTTATGTTTATAATGAAAAAGGATTCAAGGCAACCGGTTCTACTGGTATGGACAATCAGGGTCTGAGGATTTCCACAGATTCAATTCTCCATTGCACATCAGGACTTATGGATAAAGACGGAAAACTTGTATTATCATATATCCATAAGGCAATCAAGCCATTAAATCAACTTCGTATTCTTGAAGACGCCACAGTAATTTATCGTATTTCTCGCGCTCCTGAGCGTCGTGTGTTCTATATTGATGTTGGTCAGATGCCTAAGATGAAGGCAGAACAACATATGCGTGATATGATGGTAAAGCATAAGAATCGACTAATCTATGATGCCTCCACTGGTGCAGTAAGAGATGATCGTAAGTTCGCATGTTATGCTCTAGACACAAAAATTCCACTTCTTGATGGAAGAACTTTAACTATAGAAGAAATTATCTCTGAATATAATCAGGGAAGAACAAACTGGGTTTATTCTTGTGATCCTATTACAGGCAAGTTTTATCCCGGACCTATTTCTTGGGCAGGTATTACCAAGAAAGAAAGTGATGTGGTTAGAGTCACTTTTGACAACGGAAAGAGTGTAGTCTGTACTCCAGATCATAAGTTTCCTGTTTGGAATAAAGGATTCATTGAAGCCAAGGATCTTCAAGTTGGTGAATCTTTGATTCCCGGATACCGTAGAACCAATAAGGTTGCTAATAACAGCAAAGAATACGAACAGATTTATCTTAATGACACCAAGACTTGGGAATTTACACACAGGGAAGTTGCCAAGTGGAAAGACGATCTAGGACTAACAGAAACCAAGGTTTACAAAGATCATACTGAGGATTTTTCTGTTGTTCATCACCTAGACTTCAACAGAATGAATAATAATCCAGAAAATCTCGTTTATATGGGATATCTAGATCATTGGCTATATCACACAGAAAATCAAACAATACGATATACCGATACGATTATTGGTCAAGTCGTCAATATGCTATCTATGAGAAAAACTTCAGATGAGATTTTGTATGAACTAAACTCAAATGAAGAAATTATTTCTGAGTGGATGTCGCTGAATTCAGAAAATCATGTCAAGAACAAGAATTTTGATCATCTAATCAAAAAAGATTTGGTCAAAATCTCTAAGATTTGTGGATTTGAAACTTGGAATAAAATGAGATCTTCCCTTTGTCCACCAAAAGATCAGATTAGAAGAAATCTAACTTCTCAAAGAGGATCTGATGAATGGAAGCAAAAATTGAGTCAAGCCAGAATAGGAATTGTAAGTAAATCAAAGACTTGGAAAATATTCAATCCAAATGGCGATATTGAAATTGTTGAAAATCTAAATGAATATTGTAGTGTCAATAATCTGAATAGAACCAATATCAAGGGTCAATTTGGATCTAGAGGATATAAGGCAGAAATCCTGAACAATCATAAAGTTATTTCTGTAGAATTTCTAGATGAAAAAACTACTGTGGCCGCATTGACAATCGACCAAGAAGAAACCTATCACAGCCATCACACATATCTTCTGGATGCAGGGGTATATACCAAAAATACCATGCTTGAAGACTACTGGCTGCCTCGTCGTGAAGGTCAGAACGGAACAGAAATTACTACACTTCCATCAGGACAAAATCTTGGTAAGCTAGAAGACGTAGAATATTTTGAAAAGAAACTTTATAGAGCTTTAAATGTTCCTGTATCAAGATTGAATCCTGATGAATCCGGATTTAGTCTTGGCCAATCAGATGAAATCAGCCGAGATGAACTTTCGTTCCAAAAATTCATTGATAGACTTAGACTTAGATTCTCTGCTCTGTTACTTGGTGCTTTAGAGAAGCAATTAATTCTTAAAAAGGTTTTTGCACAATCGGATTGGGATGAGATTAAGGATCTAATTCACTTTGATTATGCAAGAGATAACTATTTTGCTGAATTAAAAGACACAGAAATTCTTCTGAATCGTGTTGGAGCACTTGCACAGATTCAACCATTTCTTGGTATGTTCTATTCACAAGAGTGGGTTAAGAAAAATGTCCTATTCCAGACAGATAATGACATTAAAGAAATGTCTCAGCAGATGGAAAAAGAATCCAAAGAAATGGCTGAGAGGGGCCTTAATCCAGATGGAACTCCAATGATGATGGGTCCAGAAGATGATGATCAAGGTGGTTTTGGTGGCGATTCTTCAAGTAAAGGATCTGCGCCAAGTCCTGAACCTAAAAAGGATTCTGGTGTATCATCTGGAAATGTTGGTGGAAAAGATGCAGAACCTGCTCCTCACAATAGAAGAGTGCCAAAAGAAAGAAAAACTGAAATTGTTCAAGGTCCATCTGGACCATTCACTAGACAAATGCCTGTTAGAAGAAACCCTTCAGGTAATTAAAATTTATAAATAGGAGATGCAAATGAGTGATAACGAATATACAACCCACGATGTAGTTGATGCCGCCATTAATGGAGAAGTCGCTAGTCTTGAACAAACATTCGATTATGTCATGAGGCAAAAGATTAATCAGGCACTAGAGGGCAGGAAACAAGAAATTGGCCTGAGTCTAGGAGAAGTCGAAGAGGACGAATAATGACAAAAGCAAGAGTCGATAAGGACAACAGCGATTATCTATCTAAGACAGCTAGACCAGAAGGAGAGTCTAAGACTGCTTATTGGTCAAAAGATTCTATTGAAGGGGCTGGAAGTCAAGCTGACGCCAATGGAACGTCTGGAGAAGCAGATAGGTCTGGCAATAAGCAAGATGTCTATAGTGGCGGAACTAAGAAAGACAAGACTCGTATTGCAGATCGTCCTATGAAACTTGTTTCTGGTGAAACTGGTATTGGTGATACTGGAACCGGTCTTGGTGAATCTGATAATCCTTTTGCTAAAGTTATTGCCAGAAGATTTGGTCTACAAGAAGACGAAAATCCCGGAGTGGCATCATCGTCATCAACTTCTGATAATCCTTCATTAGGAATGATGTCGGTTAACAATACAGACTTTCGTCAAGATGCACCTAATATCAAAAATATTCTAGAGGCAATTGCGCTTCAGGCTGCAGATTCTTTTGAATTGATGGATGAAAATAAGAAAGTTCCTCCTGCAATATCAACTCAACTTGAAAATTGTCAGAATATTATTACAAAATTTTATCAGTATATGACAAGTAATGCAGACAAATCTCCTTCATCAGATCCAGCCGATACCCCTCCTGTTCAAAAAGATACTGCTGAACGCAAAACTGCAGTTAATGAAAGCGATGAATATCCCAGTTTCGTTCGTCGTAAGGACGCAAAAGGTAATCCAAGACTTACTAACATAAGAATAACAGACACAACTCCAAAACCTCCAGAAGATGTAAGAACTCCTTTTGAAAAAGCAACCAATGTTTCGATTCATCGTTCTGTAAATTATAGAAAAGAATCTTTAGAGAATTTCTATCTCTATGCAGAAACTGCTGAGGGAGATTCATTCGAATCTGAGCCTTTGACTGAAATGGAAGCAGATACAAATATGCAAGAGATGATCGAATCTGGTGCATATACCATTATCGAAAAGAAACTAATTGGTAATCAAAATAAATTAGATGCTAATCATAATGGACATTTAGATTCTGATGATTTCAAGAAACTTCGTGGTAAGAAGACCATGAAGGAAGCGGTTAATGTTGTATTCCGTAATATTCTAAAGGATAATCTAAATGCCGATCATTAAAAATCAAATCGGTGGTCATGTCGGAACATTCGACACCGCCAATGTAACATATACTACAGCAAATATCGCTTCTCCAAATAGTTCAGTTGAAACTGTAACTGGTATGGCACTTGCTCGTATTCTTTGGACAGGCGATTGGGTTGTAAAGCAAGGATCTAATGTAATTTTCCAAGCACCAGCAGGAACTAGTGGAACATGGGATGTTTCTGCCGAGGGTCTTCTTTTGATGGGATCAAACAATGCTGCTAATATCACTGCGAATACAGCCAATACTCAATCTTCTATCGCTCTTGTTCTAACCAAGTATGCTTATAATACGGCTGGAGTCTAAGAAATGAAACTGATCACCGAAAACATTGAAGAAATTCGTGTTATTTCAGAAGCCAGAGAAGATGGCAAGAAGAATCTGTATCTAGAAGGCATCTTCATGATGGCAGAGGAACCAAATAGAAATGGTCGCCGTTATGGTAGATCAATTCTAGAAAATGCTGTGAACAAATATACTGGAAAGTATATTAAAGAAAACCGTGCATATGCTGAACTTGGACATCCTCAGGGACCAAATATCAATCTAGAAAGAGTTTGTGGACTTCATGAATCTCTTAAATGGGATGGCAACAATGTTATTGGTCGTATGAAAGTAACCAGTACACCTTATGGTCAGATTGTTGCCGGTCTAATTGAAGATGGTGCCAGACTTGGTATGTCATCAAGAGGTATGGGTTCAGTGGTTGAGGGTAAAGATGGCATCATGGAAGTCAAGGACGATTTTGTTCTGGCTACTGCTGCAGATGTTGTTGCAGACCCTTCGGCACCTCAAGCATTCGTTCGCGGAATCATGGAAAATGTAAACTGGGTTTATGATTCATCTAATGATTCTTGGCAAGCACAACAGTTTATTGAACAGACAAAGCAGGAAATGAAAAAGATGACTGTATCTGCCATCAATGAAAATAGCATCGCATATTTTGAGCATTATCTTCGTAGATTATCTTCAAAATAAAGATTTTATAAATAGATAAAACAAAGGAGTAAACCAATGGCAACTAGAAAGCAAAGCCATGAACTTGATGAGAATTTCAAGTCAGTTGATGGTCAAAGTGAACTTCCAGAGCCTGCAATTCAAGGTAGCGCAAAGCGTGGTGCCGACAAGTCAGCAGGCGAAACAGAATATTCACAGACAACTAAATCAGAAGTTCTGGCTAAGTTGATGAATGATCTTCAATCACGCAGTCATGAAGAAGTTCTTAATGTTTATAAGGCAGTATCATCAACTACTGATTCTGTCAATAAGCGTTCAGCGGATAAAAATCTAAATGGCGGTGAAACTTATGATACAACAACTCATGCTGCAACTGCTGTAAAGCCTATTGTTGCTCGTGAGCACGTTGAAGAAATCTTCACTGGCGAAGAGATGTCAGAAGATCTTATGAACCGTGCTGCTGTAGTTTATGAAGCTGCAGTTAATCAGCGTCTAGCTATTATGGAAGCTCGTCTTGAAGAGCAATATACTGCTGCTCTAGAAGAAGCTATTGATCATGTTCATGAAGAATTAGTTGAGTCCGTTGACAAGTATATGTCATATGTAGCCAATCAGTGGGTTGCAGATAATGAACTAGCTATTGATAATGGTCTTAAGGCCGAAATGGCTGAAGAGTTCCTTCTTGGATTGAAGAATCTCTTTGAGACCAATTATGTAACAGTTTCTGAAGACCGCGAAGACGTTTTATCTTCGATGGCCGAAGAAATTGAGAATCTCAATCATCGTCTAAATGAGGAAGTTGAAAAGAACATTTCTCTTTCAGAAAAGATTGAATATTCTCAAATCGGTGAAATCGTTGCTGAAATGACAGAGGGTATGACTATCTCTGATAGAGAAAAGTTTAAGTCTCTGGCAGAAAACATTAGCTTTGCTGATGTGGGCGATTTCGTTTCCAAGGCGGAAACAATCAAAGAATCATACTTTTCATCTAAGAAGTCACATACTGCTGCTCAACCTCTAACTGAAGATTTCTTCGCAGAGGAAGACACAAAGGCAAATGTTCCTTCAAACATGAAAGTGTATGCTGAACATCTTGCGAGAATCTCAAAAGTTTAATTAGTATAAATAAACAATAACTCAAAAAAGAATAAGGGAGTTACTAAAATGAGCTTACATTCAGAAATTCAACAGAAGTGGAGTGCTATTCTTGAGCATGACGCTCTGCCCCGTATCGAGAACAACCACAAGCGTTCTGTCATTGCACAGCTTCTAGAGAACACCGAACGTGCTCTTATGGAAGAGGGCAATCAGGGCGGTCAGACATCAATGCTGTCTGAGACTTCAGGTTCACTTGCAACATCACTTTCTGGTGGCGTACAGAACTATGATCCAGTTCTAATTTCACTAGTTCGTCGTGCAATGCCTAACCTGATTGCTTATGACATTTGCGGCGTTCAGCCAATGACTGGTCCTACCGGCCTGATCTTTGCTCTTCGTCCTCAGTACGACAATCAGAGCGGTGCCAATGCCTTCTACAACGAAGCTAACACCGGCCAGTCAACCTATGGTCGCACAGGCAATACTCAGGTCATTGGCCAAGCCAATCAGACTTGGGGTGGCATCTACGGTGTGAACACCGCCACTGTTGTTTCAGGCAACTCACAGACCTATAACTTTGCTGGTGGTGCTAATACTGCTCAGTCAGAAGCTCTTGGTTCAACTGGTAACGTTGACTTCAACCAGATGGCTTTCAGCATCGACAAGGTTACCGTGACCGCTCAGTCACGCGCCCTGAAGGCTGAATACACCATCGAACTAGCTCAGGATCTGAAGGCAATTCACGGTCTGGATGCTGAGACTGAACTCTCAACCATCCTTTCAGCAGAAATTCTTGCTGAAATCAACCGCGAAATCGTTCGTACCATCAATCTAACCGCTAATCAGGGTGCTGCTGAAACCACCACTGCAGGCACTTTCGATCTTGATATCGACTCAAATGGTCGTTGGTCAGTTGAGAAGTTCAAGGGTCTGATGTTCCAGATCGAGCGTGAAGCTAACCGTATTGCCAAAGACACCCGTCGTGGTAAGGGCAATATCATGATCTGCTCTTCTGACGTTGCTTCTGCTCTTCAGATGGCCGGTGTTCTTGATTACGCTCCTGCTCTTAACAGCAACAATCTTGAGGTAGATGATACCGGTAATACCTTCGCTGGTGTTCTTAATGGTCGCATTCGCGTCTATATCGATCCCTATGCTGCTGGTAACTATCTGACTGTTGGTTATAAGGGTGCTTCAGCATTTGATGCTGGTCTGTTCTACTGCCCATATGTTCCATTACAGATGGTTCGTGCAGTTGGTCAGGATACCTTTCAACCGAAAATCGGCTTCAAAACCAGATACGGGGTCGTCGCCAATCCATTCGCTTTTGGCGCTAACCCCAATGGTTACACTCCCGGTCAGTTGATCCAGAGCACTAACCTATATTATCGCAGAACTCTTGTCAACAACATCCTTTAATTGTTGCTGATTATTATGTAGTTTGAAAATAGAGGAGTAGGGAAACTTACTCCTCTATTTTTATGAATAATATGTAAACTTACATTGACCACAATCATATATGATTCTATATTTGTTGTCAATCATATTATCAAACTCGCTTTTAGATTCATCATACCCAGAACCTAATAATTTCGATAGTTTATTCTTCTGTGTATTAAAGCGATTAATTCTTATTTTTTTATCAGTCCAAAAATATCCAATATCAGTATATTTCTCAAATATAAACCCATGATATGCTTCTTTATTTGAATATCTTCTATCGGCATAAGAAACAAGATCTATATTAATGAACTTAAGTAGTTTTGTCAACCCTCCCACAACCACAGTATCTTTGATTGTGCAGAGACGCAATAATTCCATCTTATCTTTTTCAAACCTAGATTTACCAATAGTCATCAATTGAGCTAATTCTCCATTATGATATAATCCATAATGTTTTCCAGCAACAAATCCCTGAAGATGATTATTATTCAAAAATTCCTTGGCCTCTAGACTAGATACCGACATTATATTTGTTTTTCGGGCATGAATTTTATTATTACAAATTCCCAATTTAACTTTGATAATTGATTTCCAAATATCTCGCTTCAATATCCATTCGTCCTCAAATATCCTCAATAATTGTAATCCTTGATCTTCACATTCTATAGTCTTTTGTAATGATTTCTTTCGTTCTTTTACCGAAACTCTCATATCATATGAATGCCAATAAAGGCCATCAATTTCTATACAAATATTCTTAGATGGAATATGAATGTCAACTTCTTTTCTACCTAGAATTTTATCATTGCGTTCATGATAAACACCCAAATCAGTTAGAAATCTAGACAGTTCAACCTCATATAATGAATAATTTGATGTTTGTTTTATCTTAAATCCATGAGATTTACAATATGATATTACTGTACCATAATATACCCCCAATTCGTCTGCAATATCTACTGCAGTTCTATTGTTGATAATATACTCATTATACATCCATTTCTTATCTGTAAGTTTTTCTTGTGTATCAACACTTAAATGATAATTCGTTCTTGTGATAGATAAAATTTTCTTTATTTCTGGTCTTTGAGAATTATATTCATATCCATATTTGTCAAGCATAGTTTGTTTGCGTATTTCATTGGCAGCAATCGCATCCCTTTTAGAATAATGATCGTCAGATCTAACTTTAGTAGAACATCCTATGGAACAAAACCGCCTAAATTCAATACCAGCAACATCTTTATTTCTAAACGTATATTCACCACATACTTCACAAGTTGGTGCTTCTGTTATACCAACAACCATACATTGAATTTTGAATGATAAATTGTGAACTTCTGTGTTAAACCCATATCCATAGTTCACCACCACATCAAGCAAATTATGCTTAATAAGATATTTTTCAGAAGTTCTCTTCGCAGGGATCTTACCGTTTACCATAAATAATTCTTTATAATTCATATCATATCTTTCTATGCTGGTTTATATTACATAGTATATAGAGTCATATAATCAGTGTCAACATATAAATCATAAATACTCCAATGAATATCGGAGAAAACCATGAATGCACTCACAAACAATCCCGGAAATCTAAATTTTCTGGGTCAAGTTGGTTTCAGTTTTAAGATCGGAAGATCACCAAATTTTAACTATTTCATTCAGAAAGTGGATTTTCCCGGCGTAACTCTTACTCCTGCTGAAATGCCAAATCCATTCGTGAAAACTCCGCTTCCCGGAGATCATCTGGATTATGATGACCTAAATATTACTTTCAAACTTGATGAAAATTTAAATGGATATTTTGAATTGTATGATTGGATTAAAGCATTAGGTAAGCCTGAAAATTTCAACGAATCTAAAGTCATATATACTACACCAAGATATGATAAAAATGCAATTTATTCAGATGCTACTTTAGTCATTCTTGATGGAAATATGAATCCGAATATTTCAATTCAGTTTTATGATGTTCTTCCAGTATATCTATCTGGGTTTACATTAGAGACAGATGCTAAGGATATTCAATTTATTACTGCCAGTATGAAATTGGCATATAGAAGTTATGATTATGTTTATGTTAATGGGGAAACAAATAATCCCTATGATGTTTGATATGAGAAAGGTTTATAATGACGCTCGACGAAATCTTCGAAAATTGGTCAAAAGACTCTATTATTGATAAAAATGCACTTGATAATGAATCTTTAGAAATTCCAAAAATCCACTCAAAATATCTAAAGTTCTTTGCCGTAGAGAGATTGACTCTCCAGCGTCTTGAACAAGAATACAAGATATTATTTAAGACAAAGACAGAATATTTTGCTGGTACTTTGGATCTAGATACGATTAAGGAAAATGGATGGGAACCTAATCAGAAGATGATTCTGAAAGGGGATATTGGTATGCATATTGACGCCGATCCTCAAATTCAGAAATTGTCTCTGAAAATTGGTCTCCAGAAAGAGAAGATAAGTACTCTAGATTCTATTCTAAAGTCTTTAGCCAATCGCGGTTTCCAGATAAAAAATTCAATTGATTTTACCAAAATGATGAATGGATTGATATGAGTGATATTCACCTTAAACATTTTAATGAAGTTCATGCCAGAGTAGAATGCGAAGCTGGCCTCTTGATGGAGTTGTCTGATTATCTAACATTCAAAGCAGAAAACTACAAGTTTCATCCAAAATTTAAAGCGCGTTTGTGGGACGGAAATATATCACTTGTAGGAAGAATGAATAGGCTAGTATATAAAGGTCTGGCACAAAGAATAAAAAAATTCTGTGATGAACGAGAGTATTCGTTTTCCTTTGATGATGAGTTTCTATATGAGAATGTTTCCGAACATGAAGTTCTTGATTTTATCAAGACACTAAAACTTCCATTTGAGCCTAGAGATTATCAGATCGATGCTGTTATTAAATGTCTCAGAAGTAATAGAAGAACTCTAGTTAGTCCGACTTCAAGCGGAAAAAGTCTTATTGCATATATTATTACTCAATGGTATAAAAACAAGACTTTAATTATTGTACCAACAATAAATCTGGTGTCTCAGTTGAAATCTGATTTTGAATCTTATGGATATAAAGGCGTTATTCATACATCATTAGATGGAATTTCTAAAGATAATAATATTCCAGCAGATTTATCAATATCAACTTGGCAATCGCTTGAGCATGGCAAACGAGGAATGTCTGCCGAATGGTATGATCAGTTTGATTTAGTTATTGGAGATGAAGTCCACACTTTTAAAGCAACCAGTCTCATAAAAATTCTTGGTAATATGAAAAATACCAAATATAGATTTGGCATGACCGGAACTTTAGATGGGCATCCATTAAATGAAGCCACAATTGAAGGATTGTTTGGAGCTAAGTATAAAACAACAACCACCAAAGAATTAATGAATCGTGGAGATGTAACTAAACTCAAAATCAAATGCATAGTTCTGAAATATCCAGATGAAATTTGTAAGGAATATTCAAAAGGTATATACGATCCTATTACAAAAAAATATAGGAAAAAGACTTATCAAGAAGAAATAGATTTCATCACATCATATCAACCAAGAACCAACTTTATTAAAAATCTAACTCTGTCACTTAAAGGCAATAAACTAGTATTCTTCAGAATGAAAGAACATGGTAAGGATCTTTATGATGCTATAAGTAGTGATACAAAGCATAATGTATTCTATGTTGATGGTGATGTAAAAGGATCTGATAGAGAAAAGATTCGTCATGCTATTGAAGATATACATTATAATATAACTTTACATTTCAATGATGTGAGTAAAACATTCCCGTCAGGAACAAAGGTATTATTATCTGATGGTTCTGTTAAATTAGTAGAAAATATTACATGTGACGACGATATTTCAGATATATGGATATGTGAAAATATAAATATATAAATATACCAGTAGTCATAAGAATATATTTATATGGATTTTATTGAAATTTTTTATAGTGTGTTGGGAACCCCAGATTCTTTAGACAAGTTAATTGAATATATAGATTATTGTATATCTAATAAGACTGAAGAAATAAATGAAATATATTGTGAAAACCACCACATATTACCAAGAAGTATGTTTCCTAACTATATTAATGAAACTTTTAATATAGTTAGATTGCCGTATGCTTCTCACATAGAAGCCCATAAATTATTGGCAATGGCGTATACCATAAAACCATTTACTAGACCATTAAATAATATGGTTCCATCTGATGACATCACTCGAAATCTTCTTTCTACAGCACAAAAAAGATGGTGGAAAGAATTATCTGATGAAGCCAAGAAACTTTTTGGAGACAACATTTCAAAAAAGAAAATTGATAGGTGGAACTCAATGACAGACGAAGAACAGGATTTGATTAGAGATCATTGCAAACAAATGTCGTTAACCAGACATGCTAAGGAAGGTTCTGCAGAAATTTTATCTAATCAAATGAAATTACAATGGCAAGATGAAGATTATAGAAATTATATGATTCAAAAGGTTATAGATAGATATAATGATCCCGAATATTATGAATTCTTTTGTGAAAGAATGCAATATAGATGGGATAATATGCCTGAAGAAGAAAGAGAAAAATTCAGAGATAATATGACTATTGTTAATAGAGATATGAATAAAAGAGAAGATGCCGGTAAAAAAATAAAAGCAAAATGGCAAGATGAAGAATATCTCAAAAACCTAGAAATCGGTAAATCTAATTCCGAAAGAGAACAAAATAGAAGAAAAAATATGGGAAATATACAACTTAAAATTTGGGCAGATCCTATTAAAAAGGCAGAAAGATTAGAAAAAAGAAAAAAGACAAGAAAGGTTTGGTGGAACAATGGAGTAGATGAAATAAAATCTGTAGATGCTCCAAGAGAAAATTGGGTACGAGGTCGAAAGAAACCAAGTAAACCACCTAAAGAAAAATCTTCGCCAAAAAAAGTAAAGTGCCCACACTGCGATGTTATAGGGAACATTTCTCCAATGCATAGGTGGCATTTTGATAATTGTAAGAAAAGGATTAAAGATGAAACCAACTAAGGTAGAAATGGAGGTATGTGACTCGATTCTTATCGGGTCACTTTTGACTGGGTACAACCTCAACCGGTGTGAACATTAAGAAATTACACCATATGATTGCTGCTTCTCCGTCTAAATCTAAGATTAAAGTTCTTCAGTCTATTGGTAGAATGCTTCGTCTACACGAATCAAAAGATGAAGCAATTCTCTATGATATTATAGACAACCTTGAATATAAATCACATAAGAATTTTACTTTGAATCATTTCTTGGAAAGAATTAAGATATATACTCAAGAGAAGTTCTCTTTTAAACTTTACAATGTAGGATTATAATATGGAAACGGTGCTTATCAGACTTACTAATAATGACAGAATTGCTGGAAAACTCATATATCATAATAATTATATGGTTTCTTTATATGCTCCCATGAGCATTAAAAAGGAACAACATATAATGTTGGATGAAGATTCTGATGATCCATCATCTAAAGGATATTATGTTTATACTCCTTATGATCCACTTTCTGATTCAGCTATGGTTGTTTTTGATATCCAACATGTTCTTACTGTAACTATTCCTAAAGACATTATCGAAAAGTTCTATAATGAGGCTTGGGTTAAATACTATCCTAAATATGAAAACTTCAGGAAATCAATGATTGACAGATATGATCTGGAAGATGACTTTCTAGATGATAATGAATTTAATCCAGATAAGCTAAAGGATATGTTCAAAGAGTTTCTAAGTAAACCTAAATCAGATAATAAGTAATATTATTTTCAACCTTATAATAGGAGTATATCATACTTACAAACCATGTCAAGAGAGATTTGGTGTAAAATAAAGTTTATTTTTCTATTCGGCATAGAAGATATGTGTGGTATAGTGTTGTTTAAGGTAAGGAGATATTATGGTAAAGAAAAAGGCTTCTGTTTATTATATTGATAATAAAAGATTTTATCAAGAAATCAAAGATTATATTCACCTTTGCCGAGAAGCAGATGAAAGAGGTGATATTAAGCCAATTATCCCCAACTATATTGGGGAATGTTTTTATAAGATCGCTACAAAATTAGCTAATCGACCAAACTTCTCATCATATTCTTATAAAGATGAAATGATCGGTGATGCCATCGAAAATTCTGTAAATTATGTTTCTACGTTTGATCCAGACAGAGGAAGCAATCCATTTGCATTTTTTACTCAGACTGCTTGGAATGCATTTGTTGCAAGAATCAATAAAGAAAAGAAACAGCAGTATGTTAAATACAAAGGTATGGAGCATATGATTATTCATAACAATAATTTTTCTGCTCAAGTATCAGATGTACCTCACGCCCTTTCATCAGAATTTTATGAGAACACACAAAAGTTCATTGCCTCTTATGAAGAAGGTATTGAAAACGCAAAACTAAAGAAAGAAGCAAAGCTCCAAGAAAAAAGAGGATTGGAGAATTTTATAGAGGATGTATAAACATGTTAAAGTATGATAATGTACCAGTATTAATTAGACAGATGGGTGATAACGCTCTTGATAAAAGCAATCGTCAAGATGTAAGATTTAATTATGTCCAGACAATTAGAAATATCAAAGAATATTGTGATCATATTATTGCGAAATATGAAGGAAGAAAGTGACTAAAATTGCTCTGATTACGGATCAACATTTTGGATCGCGTGGTGATGCAGATGTTATGCACAATCACTTTCAAAGATTTTATGAGAATGTATTTTTTCCTTATTTGAAAGAAAACGATATAGATACTGTAGTGGATTTGGGCGATACTTTTGATAGAAGAAAGTTTATCAACTTTGTTTCATTGAAGCGTTGTCGTGAATATTGGTTTGATCCTATCCGGGAGAACAATATAAATCTGCATTTAATTGTGGGCAATCATTGCACCTCATATAAAAATACAAATGAAGTAAACTCGCCGGATCTACTTCTAGGTGAATATGATATTGGAGTATATTCTTCTCCTACAGAAATAGATATTCGTGGTCATAAAATAGTTATGATGCCATGGATCTGTGATGATAACAGAGAGCAGGCTCTGGACATTATTGAGAAGTCAAATGCTGATATTCTTCTAGGACACCTAGAACTGGATGGATTTGAGATGCACAGAGGACAGCCACATCACGGTGGTATGGAAGCAAATGTATTTTCAAAGTTTCATCTTGTTCTGTCTGGACATTTCCACCACCGATCAACTTCTCGCAACATCACATATCTTGGATGTCCATATGAAATGTCATGGAGCGATTATAATGATCCAAAGGGGTTTCATGTGCTTGATCTTGAAACAAAAGAGTTGACATTTATTGAGAATCCGTATAAACTGTTTCATAAGGTCAAGTATGACGATAATAAGTGGAAAGATTCGGATCAACTGAAGTCTTTCGATTTCTCGTATCTGAAGGATTCTTACGTCAAGGTGATTGTCATCAACAAGACAAATCCTTATTGGTTTGATCTATTTGTTGATAAGATCGAAAAGGAAAATCCTATTCAAGTTCAGGTGGTTGATGATAACTTGAATCTAGATTTGGTTGATGACGAAGATATTCTAGAAAATGTGGATGATACCTTGACTATTCTACATAACTCCATAGATAATATGGCAACAGATGTTGACAAGAAAAGACTTGACAATTTGTTCAAATCCCTGTACAGTTCCGCCCTTGATATAGGATAATTATATGACTTTTGCAGAATGGTTCAACGAAATTGAATTGTATAGTCTTCGTGGCGAAAGATTTTACGATGATCTTTATACCTACAAAATGGATGGTATTGATGCTGAACACATAATAAACTGGCTCAAGGCTGCATACGAAGTTGGATATGAACATGCTATGGGAAACTTGTTGGATGATGGTAAGTAATGCTGTTCTTTAGAAAACTTCGTTGGAAAAATCTCCTTAGTACCGGCAACACATTTACAGAGATTGAACTGGATAATTCTCCTACGACTCTGATCATTGGTCAGAATGGCTCAGGTAAGTCAACATTTCTAGATGCACTCTCTTATGTTCTGTTTGGAAAGCCATTCCGAAAAATCAATCGACCTCAACTTCTGAACTCCATAAATCAGAAGAACCTCATGGTTGAGGTTGAGTTCCAGATTGGAACCAAAGAATATCTCATCAAGCGTGGCATGAAGCCAAATGTGTTTGAGATTTGGCAAGACGGAACTCTTCTAAATCAAGATGCTGCGGCTAGAGACTATCAGGATGTTCTAGAAAAAACCATTCTGAAACTGAACCACAAGAGTTTCTGTCAGATTATCATTCTGGGTTCTTCGACCTTTGTTCCTTTTATGCAACTACCAACAGGTCAGCGCAGAGAGATTATTGAGGACCTTCTTGATATTCAGATTTTCTCCAGAATGAATATTCTTCTGAAAGATCGTATTTCACAGAACAAGAACGACATTCAAGAAGTAAAATACCAGATCGATTTGATCAAGGAAAAGATTACTCTACACCGAAATCTAATCAAGAAACTTCAGAAGAATAATGATCAACAAATCGACGATCTGCAAAACAAGATTTTTGCTGCACAAGAAAAGATCAATGATTATGAGGCTCTCATTCAAGAAAAGACGACAGAGGAGATTGCTCTTCGCGATTCTATTTCCGATCAGGAATCAAATAATAAGAAGCGAGAGACAGCAGCTTCTCTCATCAAGAGCCTAAGAGAAAAGATCAAAAAGATAAATGCTGAGATTGCTTTCTATCATGACAATGATAACTGTCCTACTTGCAAGCAAGGCATTGAACACACATTCAAGGACGAGACGATTGAAGGCAAGCGCAAGTCTCTTCGCGAAACGGAAGAGGGACTGAAAACTCTAGAGGCACAGTTTGTAGATATTGATAAGAGGTCTATAGAAATCGGTGCTATTGTGTTGGATATTGCAGCGATACAACGAAAGATTTCTGAGTATAATGGTCATATCTCTAGCGGATATACATATATAAAGGATACAACGAAAGAAATTGAAGACCTCAAGGTCAAGAATGTTGAAGATACCAATGAAACAAATGTCATCGAATCTCTCAAGAAAGAATATATTGAGAAGGAAAAGTTCAGAGAAGAACTATTCAAAGACAAGGGAGTTTTGGATGTCGCTGCTGTTCTGTTGAAGGATGGTGGCATCAAAGCAAAGATCATCAAGCAGTATGTTCCTGTCATCAATAAACTGATCAACAAATATCTAGCTATCATGGAACTACCGATCAGTTTTGAGTTGGATGAGAACTTCAACGAGACTATCAAATCAAGGTTCCGAGACACTTTCTCATACGAATCATTCTCAGAGGGCGAGAAAAAGCGAGTCGATCTTTCCATTCTATTTGCTTGGAGAGCCATCGCTAAGATGAGAAACAGTGCAAATTCAAATATTTTGGTTCTTGATGAAATAATGGATGGTGCGATGGACGGCACAGGTATGGAACAACTAGATATAATAATTCGAACAATCTGTGCTGATACAAATGTGTTCATCATTTCACATAGAGAGAATCTGATAGATAAGTTCAGTAATATAATAAAGTTTGAAAAGGTAAAAGATTTTTCACGAATCTCAGCATAAGGAATAATAATGACAAATTTTGAAAAAGTTAAGCATTTTATGAACACATTTGGACAAGAATGTCAAGATCAGCCAAAATTTCCCTCTAAGGATGTAGTGGCCCTTCGTTATGAACTAATTCGAGAAGAACTTGAAGAATTGAAGGATGCAATTAAAGATCATGATATTGTAGGAGTTGCCGATGGATTGACCGATATTCTTTATGTAACTTATGGAGCAGGTCTGGCATTTGGTATTGATCTTGATGCATGTTTCGCTGAAGTTCAGAGATCGAATATGACCAAACTTGGTTCTGACGGCAATCCGGTCTATCGCGAAGATGGTAAGATTAAGAAAGGTCCAAATTATGAAAAGCCAAATCTTAAGCTAATTCTAGGGGTAATCTGATGCAACTTGTTGATGGTAATGATCCAATTCTAAAGCAGCCTTGTGAAAAATATAATTTCATCAATCCACAGACTGATCTTGTAGAACTTGTTGACAATATGGTTCGAGTGATGTATGATAATTATGGACTAGGAATATCTGCCAATCAGATTGGGGTTCCACTTCAGATTTTTGTTATGGCGGCAGAGAAGCCGGTTCTAGTGATCAACCCTAAGATTCTAGAATCATCACCAGAATTGGTTGAATTGGAAGAAGGGTGTGTTTCATATCCAAAACACTTTCTAAAGATCAAAAGGCCAATGTGGGTTAAAGTTCGGTATAATTTAGGATCTGGTCAGGCACAAACATTTAGATATGAAGGCATTTCTGCCAGAGTTTTTCAGCACCAGTATGATCTTTTAAATGGTAAAACTATGTGGGATAATGTTTCAAAATTGAAGAGGGATATGCTTCTGAAAAAGATGGAGAAGATGAAGTGAGTGCTTACAAATATTATGAGGAAAATGATGATAGGGAGGAGAAGATGAATCACCACAATACAGTCGGTTTTGACAATGAGCAAACAAAGAAATGTATTCAAGATCTCAATAAGAGATTATTTGACAAGATGGAACGTAGCACACAGGCGGGTTCAGAATCCCATTCTAAAATCAACTATAAATACAACGAGGATAAGATCCTCAAAGAAATTGCTGAATATATTGACGGCACATATGGCGAACATTATTCTCAGGGCAATATCCAATCAACAGAAATTGCTATTGATCGTGGCAGAGGATTACACTTCTGTCTAGGTAATGTTGACAAGTATTCAGGTAGATACGGTCAAAAGGGAACTCCTGAAGATTGGAGGAAGGACCTAATGAAAGTCGTTCATTATGGTATCATCACCCTCTTTATCCACGATTTAGAACATAATAAGGAAGATTGATCGCAAGAGATCATAATGGCAATTTTGCAAAAATGGAGAATAAATAAATATGGAAATTAGTGTTTCAATCGAGGAACTTCGGAAGAAATCAATCTTCGTCGGCTGTCCAATGTATGCTGGCCAATGTTTTGGGAACTTCACTAAGTCATCAAATGATCTAACCGCACTAGGTGCCCATTATGGCATCAATATTCGGTTCTACTATCTTTTCAATGAAAGCCTTATCACTCGTGCCCGTGCTTAT